TTGGATGTTAGGCGACGGGTTCCCGAGTAGGCAATCGAGCCGAAAAGCTGAATTCTTGATCGAATTGTTACATTTCCGGTAATTGGAGATAGGGCCAACCCACTTGCATAGGGTTCAGGGGCGGCGTTTCTTTCAGACTGGTTTGTCCAACTAGCGCTCGTACCTTCACCTATGACGTAAACATCACCACCCGCCACCATTTCGATGAACATACGAAAGCCGCCATTGCTAACGTTCCCGCCTCCAAAACCCACAACGACCGCTCCAGCTGATATAAGATCACCTGCGCCTACATTTATAGTTTGACTGTTCAACGTTATGGTTCCCGGTGCGGACATGCTTCCGGAAGTGGGTCCAGCCTTGTAAACGTCAGTAACAGAGCCCTCTTCGAGCTTGATCCGGGTTACGGCAAGGTCTCCTATCATCGCCGCGTTAACGACCAGATTGTTGACAACTGCGTTTTCAATCGCAGCCCATCCCACCTGCAGGTTATCAATGAACGCCTGCTCAGATGTCAGCGTTTGAATGAAACCCAAGTCTGCAGCAATAGATGCCGTCTCGATATTGACCGCCGTTAAGCCCCAGATGTACGCGTTCGGCACGCGCAGATTTCCGCCCTCAAAAATAAAGGGTTGCGATCCAGCGGCAGCAGCACTTTCCGCAATGATGAACTGCTCGGCAATCTCAACTCTGCGGGTGGGCAATTGGGGGTCGTTTGGAGTATCCCAATAACTACCAGCCAGCCGATAATCGCCGGTATTGGCAACATCGAAGCGCGTTTCAATACCGACGCGCGCATAGCCACTCGGGCCGGACATTGCAGTGAACCTAATACGCGCTGACGATATATCGCCGGCATCCGCAGCAGATAGTTCGGTCAGGGCATCGGCGAGCGCCACGAGCCGCCCGTTCATCGGAATTATAGCCGTGGTGATCGTTTCTTCAAACGTGGCGGAAAGATCACCAACCACCGTACCAAGCGAGCGCCGCAATTCATCGAACTGCATGGCATTGGCAAGCTCCTGGTCGCCGGTCAGAACCGCTTGGGCCTGAGCCTGCTCGATCACATCGCGGATATTACCGCCCATCCAGTCGAGTAAGCCCTCGACCTGCTTGCCGAGTTCATCGAGGTCAATATCGCCATAGATGACATCGAGCGGGCCGAGTTTTATGTCGGGCGTCGGGACCGCAAGCCATGAAGTCCAATCAGTCTCACGAGCGCTGAAAGGCACATACTTGCCACGCACTTCCAAGTCAGCGTTGGGCACGAACGAGGTACTAAAGATCGGCTGAGAGGCAGTGCCAACGATATCGTCGCGATAGGCAAATTCTCCGTCGAAGAATGGCAGTTCCGACCCGGGCCAGCGGACCTGAACCCGGAAATACTCAATATCATCCATGCCGCCCTGATAAAAGGCCTCAATGCCGGGACGGCGCGCATTGGCTTCATTATCAAAGAAGATGTACGGCGCAAACGAAACGCCGGTAGCAGGTTGCGCAGGCGGATAGATCGTATGAATCGGCCCAACAGACCACGGCTGTTTCGCACTTGCTGGCGGGTCGAAGTCCGATGGGTCGATTTCGCGCAGCGTCATGGTCTGAACGAACGTCCGGCGCCCCGACATTTCGAGGATCTCGAACTGCTTGCCGTTGTAGCCTTCGGACAGAATAGTTCCATCGATCACATCACCCGGCTCTAGCAGCCAGGTAATGGGATGGAACGACGCTTGGAACATGCGGAACCGGCGCCCATCCTCCAGATAGCTATATGCCAGCCGCTGTGCTTGCTCGTTCCTGTTGACCATTGGCAGGTTCAGCCCCGCCGATAGCTTACGATTTCCGTCTGCCGTTACATAAGCAGCATTGGTTTGCGCGGGAGCCGCCTTTGGTCCCCAAGCTTCTCCGGGTTCGGAATAGCTTACTTCGACATAGTTATGCGTGTTTTCGAGCCCAGGGAACGGCGTAATTGTGCGCGGATCGGTGATCAGCAACTCGCCCTCACCAAAGCTCCAGACCGATGTACCTGGTGCGCCGCAGCGGGGCTTGTAGCTTCCAGCGCTTTCAATAAACCGACCCATCGATGAACGGGCGATTTCCTCTAGAACAGCGGCGGGCTCCATATCGACGGTGATCTCGCCGCCGATGGTGAACTGTTTCTGATTATCCCATGCTGCAAGCGTTCTGTCTGCCTCGTTCATGGCCGCGATCCATGCGGACTGGGGCAACCGCAGGGCCGGAAGATTTTGTAGCCCCCATACCCATTCTGAGCCAAAGTAAACGCCCATGAAGGCGGCATTGTACGCAATTACATAGGGGTTGGCGGTCCACTCCCATGTTTCAGGATTGTTTCTACGATGCGCGCCCGATCCGCCGACCGTCGAGTCCTTGCGTAGGTCGTAGCAGCGGAGGCCCCGGACTTCGGAAAGTATTGAGGGCGCACCATTCTGCCAAAGCTCCCGATTGTAGCGCACCGTAACGATGACATAGGCATTGCCGCGACCCACCATGTCTTCTGTGTAAGGCCGATCCGGATGATTGCCGAACCGATTGCGCAGGTAGGCATCTGGGACAGTCTGCCGGCCGTCATAGAATTTCACCCAAAGATGGTCTTTCCCTCCCTTGCGGCCCTGATTGACTGGATATCCAAATTCAGAATGCGGCTCATTCCAGCGGATCGTGCCCCATTCGCCATTTACGAAAACGCCGTTGTAGCCATCCACCGGCAAATTCGCGATTTCCAGCACATCGACAAGATAGGCATTGGGCGTTTCACCCACCTGCCCCCATGTCCCGGCATAAACCCGATGGCCAGCAACCGCAGTTGTGCCCACAAGGAAGGATAGCGGTTCATTGCCGCCCAGCCGCAGATTGAGAGAGACGCCGGGGTCCACCTGCTTTGGCGGCTTTGGCGCCATCGCTTGCGACAGGAGAGCGCCGCCAACGGCGAACGCGGTCCCAACAAGCAATTGCGTGGCAAAGCCGCCCCCGATAAGGGCGGCAGCAATAGGTGCAAGAAATGGCATAAACTAAACCTTGAAAGCGCGCGTTGCTTCGGAGCGGTCGCGGGTATCGATGCCGTTTGGCGTCACCACGAGAACCCGTTCGCCATTGAGGATGCCAAGTGAGAAACCAAAAGCGTCATCGGTCGGTATGGCCATCACATCGCCAATATGCGCAAACACTGGAGCGCTATGTTCCTCAAGATAGAGGCCCGCAAAATCGGCCATGTTATTGGCCCCTGCACGCCTCATGATGCCCAAGGCCCCACGAGCAGTCTTGTACTTGCCCTTGTGCTTTTTGGCGTGATTGGTTCCGGTCATCGCAGAAACAGCCCCGGCAACAAACAACCAGCAATCCTGATACCCAAAGGCATACGGCTTGGTCCGGACGTTATCTACATATTGGCCAAGGCGCTTGCGCCAATCGTGTTTCCGCATGATCTTCCCTATTTTTTGCTGCCCGAGAATATACCTTGCCTATCTCCCCCCTCGGCGTTCTGCCCCCAAGGGTTGATCCAGTCACCGGCCACGCCGATGTATTTGTGAAAGCCATCACCGTTGCGGGTCCGCTGGTGAGCGTCCGATCTTTTTGCGGGATTGGTGCGGGTGAGTTGCTGTGTGTCAGAAACGAACGTGAACTGGATGCCGCCTTCGCCACCAGCCGCCGGAACATTCTTGGGTGCGCCATCTACCTCACCGACAAACTCCAGCATGGCGCTTACGAAGTTGCGCGTCTGCGGGTCAAAAAGCCCCTCATAAACGGCAATCTTGGCAAGCCGCATGTCGTGGCCTGTCCACATGTCCAGAACGGTTTCATGGACCGCTGACAGAGTGACGGCCATGTCCACCACGTCCAGATCGCTGGTGCGTGGCACTTCGCCAACGTCAAGGACCGCGCCGCCGCCTACAAACGGATAGCTGGCCGGGGTGCCGGTCCAAGGAGAGACCACGGTCCCCGTCTCCGTATCGTGCTCGGTCCAGAACCCAAATGGTACGGGATCGCCTGCGAACGTTTTGACCTCAAACACCAGCATTGCTGCGGTGACGAGGCCGCGTGTATCGGCTCCTTGCAAAAGGGCGATGGCATTAGGATCGGCTGTGCGCATGGGGCTAGATCAGCTTCTGGATTGCAGAGAACGACAGGCGCTGGTGGAGCGCTCCGACTTGAGTGATGCTGTAAGAGCCGGGAATGATCTTTGCCCGCATTGCAGCCGGCGCGAGAAAAACAGGATCACCGACTGCCGCACCGGGCCTGATATGCGGGAATACTTCGAAGAGGGGACTAAGGCCCGCTCCTGACGCCGTGACAGTTTCATCAATACGGTGCATTGCGCGGCGTTTCTGACCAGTTGGGCCATATTCGAAAGCCAGCATATCACCGCGCGAAAGGACGTACCCGCTTGGCAGGCCATCGACGCGGATTTGATGGTTGTTTGATGCCAGAGTGTGAATCGTCGGGGTGGCCGCGCCAAGAATGGAGCCGTCCCTGTCCATCCGAGGCCCGAGCTTGCGAGGATTATAGACGTAAAAGTCATTCCCCGGCTGCTCCAGACGTTCGATCAGTGCCGCAATCGCTTCCGCGTCGTCGTTCGGGATCGGCCCAGTCGAAACGTCCACTTGCCAGAGAGGCGATGCCAGTTCCGTATTCAATGGCTGGCCATTGCCCAACCCGGACAACTGGTCATTGCGAGATGGCTTGAACGTGGCGTTTTCGATGGTCAGTAGGTCAATGAATGCCTGAGCCGAAAGCGGAAAAGTGATAGCCATTACCTGCCACCTGCCCGCTTACGTGGGTTCGACTGTATCTGGCGCATACGGAGCGGCAACGCCTGCTCGGACCAGTTGTTGATCCTCACTTCAGCCTCTTGACCCGCAACCTGCTTGGCAACCGCGACGATATTGCCCGAACCGTCCACCGAGACATTGACGTCAATCTGCACGCGCTGATTGGAGTTCGCCGCGCCTGATGCCATTGCCATAGACTGCTGGTGCGGGATGACCTGCGAGCCGCGCGGCAGATTTACAAGCTCCGGACCTCTCTCACCCACCCATGCAAGCCCACCAGGGGCGTAGTTCGTGCCATTGGCAAAGCCGGGGAATATGCCGGAGAGGAACCCGCCAAACCCGCCCGCCGTGCCGCCGCCAAACAGGCTCATGAACGCCTGATTGATGAGAAGTTGACCCAGAGACTTGAGAAGGTCTCCAATCGCCTGCACAGCGCTCCTTGAGCCGTCAACAAGCCCAGTAAACATGTTGGTGAAGCCCTGAGCCAGCGTGTTGTTGATGCTGATCGCCAGTTGCTGTTGCTCTTGAAGCTGCCGCGTGCGTTCCTCTGCGAGAGCGTAGGCATCGGCCAATGAGTTGATGTCTTCGATCAACTGGCTCGTGATCGGGATTTTGGCTTCCTCAGCCGCCCGCAACAGTTCCATTGCTGTGGTGAACCGCACTGCGGCAGTTTCGCCAAGATCGAACGCAAGCCGTTGTGTGTTCAGCGCATCGATGTTGTCGTTCACCGCCTTGGTCATCTGCTGATAGGCGTTGAGTTGTGATGTTGCTGCTGATGCTGCTCCACGCCTCGGAGGTGTGCCAGGGGGGCTGCCCTCGTCATCATCTCCAAACAGAGCGAACGTTCCTGAAATGAGACCCGGAGCAACGGCAGCACGCAGAGATGCCTGCCTGCCCTCAAGCTCTGCAATCAGGTCCATGAGACGCTTAAGTTCATCATTGTTGCGCTGAATTGCTGCATCGAGCGCATCGGCACCAAGTCCGCCCAGATAGAACGTCGTTTCCTCTTTGGCCCTAAGGTATTCCCGCTCGGCCATCGCATGGGCCAGCGCAGCTTTCGCCGCGTCCAAGTGCCCCCGGATCGCCTCGTTGAGCGCAGACAGGTGATCTGGCGATGATGCCGTGACATCTTTCAGGGCTTCATCAACTTCAGAAATAGCGTCGGCGGCCTGTTGCGCAGGCGATACGGTATCGCCCATCGTCATGTGGAATGCGACCAAGCCACCAACCGCCAGCGCCAATAGGCCGGCAGGGCCGGTGAGCACAGCAAGCGCCGCTGTAAAGAGCCCCGTCGCCGCTGCTGCGCCTCCCGCTGCTATTGCGTATGCACCCAGCGCCGACGAAAGGCTCACCACAACGGTAAGGAACAACTCACCATTCTCAGCGAGCAGCCGGAACCCCTCGGTTCCGAATTGAACTACAGTTCTGAGGGCGTCGGTCAGCCCTGCTTCGCCTAGCGCAATAATCGAACCCTCAATCGCCGAGTTTAGCCCCTGCAAGTCGCCCTGCAAGTTGTCGCGCATCGTTTCAGCCATTGCAGCGGCGGCGCCCTCCGCATTGCCAAGTTCTCGTGTGAGTTCGCGCAGCTTTGAATTGTTCTCAACAAGGGCGAGAATGGCAGGCGCGCCGCGATCCCCGAATATCGTGAACGCCTCTGCTGCGCTAATGTTGGCCTCACGAAGCCGATCAACGATGTCGATAAGGTCGTTGGCCTCTGGGTTAAGTTCAGCGACAGTAAGGCCCATCCCTTCAATGGCCCTCTTGGCATCGCCAGTTGGGCCGATCAGCGAAGACATTACGCGGCGCAGCCCTGTACCAGCTTGACTGCCTTGAATGCCTAGATCCGAGAGCGCGCCAATTGCAGCAGCCGTGTCGTTGATACTGATACCTAGGCTATTCGCCACCGGACCAGCCATCGCCATTGCGTTGCCAAGCTGGCTCACATCGGTATTGGCGCGGCTCGATGCCAGAGCCATGACATCAGCCGCTTCTGCCGCGTTCTGCGCAGCGATGCCAAAAGCGCCCATAACATTACTGGTAATGTCTGCGGCGCTCGCCAAATCCATGCTGGCTGCCGTAGCGAGGTTCAGAACGTCAGGTATGGCTTGGATAGACTCGGCGGCGCTAAACCCCGCCATGCCAAGAAACCGCAGACCATCAGCAGCTTGAGACGCGCTAAATTCTGTGGTTGCACCGAGTTCCTTGGCAATGTCACGCAAGGACTCCAGATCGCGCCCTGTTGCACCTGTAATTGCGGCAACCGAGGCCATCGATTGCTCAAACCCGGCGATTGTCTGCGTCACACGGGTAAAACTGAACGCTGCCATTGCCGCTGCCACAACCGGGGCCAAAGTGCGCATGGCGCGTGTAATGCCCTGTGTGGACCGCTCAGCATGCCCAGCATCCTTGTTGAACTGCCTGAGTCGATTGGACGCCACTACTACGCCGTCACTGCGGATCTCAAGGCCAAGCTGGGCTATATCCATTTGGAATTTCTCCAGACATGGTTTAGCGTTCGGCCCTCAATTTCGGAGGGACGAATGCGCTGGATTGCGATTGCGGTTTTAAGTTTGGCAGCGAGCGCAGCAGGCGCTCAGGAAAGTAGGGTTGTTGAGGCGTGCAAGGCTGCCGCTGCCCACTGGTTTGCAAGCCCGACCGTTAGGATTTCATTGGCTCAAGATTTTGCAGAACTCTCGCCACCACGCGCCCGTTTGGCGCTTAGTGCTGGCAATTTTGAATGCGAGTTCGAAAGTCGCGAGTCACCTTTGGTGCTGCAAAGACTTTCATTCCGATCCACTACCGCAACCCCAGAAAGCACTGGTGAGGTCGGGAGGAGGTTCGAGGAAGTCCGCTACCTTCTTGAGCAGGACGGGTACTAAAATACCGCATCGAAAAGATCGGGCGTGAGATTCCGGCCAGAGGTCTGTGGCTGCCCCCCGTCTTCTTTTGCCTTCTCATGGAGGTGATCAAGATAGACCCCATCCATTGCTGTTACCAAGCGGTGCAGCAGAGAAAACTCTCGTGGGCTGTTGAACCCCATACGATCTGCGTATCGATCTATTGCCACGAATGGAATTGGCCCTACGCTGACGCCAATCTGCCTATCACCGTTCAGCTTCCAGAACGCTTCAAAATACAATTCCCCGCCTGGGAGTAACTTGGGCATGGCAGTCGGGCTGGCGCCGGTATTCTCGAAATACCAGCGCACAGCCTCTATCAGTTTTTTTCCAGATCACCTGCGATCTTGGCGCGGCGGCGACCCACGATCCCAGCGGCGTACAACACCCCCTTGCGGAAGTGCTTGAAACGCGGGTCAGTGCACCACAGCTTGGCTGTTTCAGGATCGTACTTCATGGCCTTGCCATTTCGCTCGATGCCTTTCCAGTCAAGCAGCAGCGCCTTGTGAGCAGCTTCTGGCGCAAACTTCAATGCCGCCTCGATAGTCAAGGCACCATCGGTTTCCCGGTCTTCGTCGGGAGCGTCACGCCCGAGGCGCAACAGTTCTGCTTGATAGGCATCGCTGTTGTCGCCCCGAACCTTAAGGCTTACCCCCGGCAGGCCGGGGATGTCATTCACCCATTCACCGTTTTCAATTGCGTCGGTGTCATAGGCTGTTGCAAAAATATCCATACTCAGACTACCTCGTTAAGCCGGGATAACCGGGCCAATGACATTGGAATAGGCAACGGTATCGCCGCCTGTCCCGGTTGCCGTAACGCGAAGGCGCAGATAGTCGCCCTCGTTGTCGCCATCGACGGTAAGGTTTGCGGCGTTGTTGGTGCCGCCAGCCGCGGCCCATCCGCCCACGCCGTCAGCCGAAGCCTGCCACAGTTGGGCAAAGCTATCGGCGCCGGTCCAGTTGCCGTTATTGGATTCGACAATCTCGCCAACCTGAGCATCGCCATAGATGAACGGCGGGAAGGTGTTGACCGGGGGCATGTCGCCAGTAGCAGCGATGCGAACCATATTCTTGGCGCGGACCAGCTCAACCTGCATCATGCCGGCTGTGTTGGCATCGCCGCCCTGCTCAGCTGGCTCCTTCACATAGGCCGCAAAGAGACGATAGGAAGGTGTTCCGTTTTCAGGCGCGTCGGGGAATTCGACAAGGAACTGCCGCAAGCGCTTGTCCCCAGCGGCGGCATAGATTGCCACTTGGCCCGGATCACCTTCGACCACGCCGAACGTGTGCTGTTGAACACCGGGGTTCTTCGTGCCCATTTGCACGTCTTCCCAGTCCTCGTTGATATAGGGCGTGGTAATTGTTTGCTGATCGCCGCCAAGGGCGCCAGCGGTCTGCCACTTGCCGATTGGCGTCCATTCCGGATCGTTCGGCGCGAGGAAGTCATTGGCGGTAAATTCTGCGCCCGGTCCTGTCGGGGCTGTGATGACGGGGCCGATATAAATCTTTCGTCCCGCCACAGGGAATGTCTGGCTCACTTCATGTTCCTTTCATGAAAAAAGCGGCCCAAATGGACCGCCGCAAGGGTTGATTAGGTTGGTGTTACAGATCCGCCTTTGTTCCTGGTGACTCATCCGGAGGTGTCTGGTTTGATGCAAGGGTCAAACTGGAGGGACGGATGGACTATCAGCAAAAACAACTGGTCGAGCAGGTTGCGGGCGTCAGTATCGCAACGGCGGACATGACTTGTCGGCTGATCTTGCGGCTGGTCAATTTGAACAAACTAACCGCAAGTGAGGCTGTGATGATCCTGGGTGACGAGCACGGTCATCTGGAAGACCTCGCAAAACGCAATCGTCATGTACCAGGGTCAGCCTTGGTTTATGAGAGGATCGCGCAGCGCGTGAAGCAACACATGGATCAGCTTCAAGCGGACACCGGGGCGTCGGTAGAGATAGTTCGCTCAGAACCTGGGCAAGAAACTCATTAGGCGTCACGCCGCCTCCTACGCTGCAAGCAGCTTATCTAGTGTTGCTATGCCCATGCCTGCCACCTCACGCTTACTGGCGTGACGATGCGACTGCGCTTTTCGTCCTTGAACGATGTTGCGACTTCGGGGGCTTCGGTAACGCGGACAGACACACCGCCATAGGACATGCGCAAATCCGTGGGGAAATGATCAGCTATGTTACCGGCCAATTCGGTCAAGCGAGACAACTGATCGTCGTATTTCGAGTTTATCTCCGTAAGCAGGCCGATCTGGAGAATTCCAAGCCTTTGGTGCGGAGCATCGGATCCGATGAAAACTCGGCCGGGACGATTCACAAGGTGAGTAATCTCAAGGCACCATTCTTTTGGAAGCTCCTTGAGACGCGCTGGCCACAATATGGGCATATCCGCTGGCAATGGGAGCGTTAGAATACGCTCACGCAATGCCTGCCAAATCTTGCTGTTGGTGTTTGGCGTAGCCATGCACTGAACTCTCGTTTATGGTTTGCACCAATGTCAGATAAGCCGCCCCTCACAGATGAAGCCGAAATCCATGAAATGCTCCACAACATGTGGCTGCAATGTCAGGGGCGCGTCTGCGATACAGAAGAAGGCCGACAAGTTGTCGCCACGATGATCCGCCAAATCGAGCAGATGCAGCGGGCGTGGATAATCCTCAACGAAGGCGACGGGGTTAACCCACCCGAGACTGAATAATCCGGGCGCTTTCATCGACAATTTGCTGCCAGCGTTGCGCGCTCATAGCGACAAATCCGTAATCGTACTCCCGCACCCGAGAATAAGCTGCCTGGAAGCCAAGGTAGAGCGGCGTTCCCATTTCCCACCCTGCAATTTCGAGCGTGATTTGCTCCTCATTGTCCGGGAACTCACGCTGATCGCGCTGGATAGTCGGCATCGCGGTTGTCGAGGCGAGCAGTGACCGTCTTAAGTTGCCGGTGATGACGGGCATTCTCCCGCCCTCGCCAACTGGCTTGCGTATTTCGCTTGCCAGCGTCTGGGCAGATTCACGCGCCACGGCAGTCATGCGCTGTTCGGACTTTTGCGCCCACGCCGATACCGTGGCAGAAAACGAGCCAGCCATCAGGTCACGCCCTCACTGAAATCCAGCAAAATTTCCTCATCGCAAGCGCACGAAACTATCTGATCTGGCCCAGCCCCGAGGGACGAATCCAGCGGGTGCATCATGCGTGTTCCGTCAGGTAGCGTATAAGGCTCACTGAGCCCTTTTACCTCGACATTATTCATAGCAATGTGCTGGTCGCGAGCGTGCTTTCCTCTGCGCCCGGAGTGCTTCCAGCGGCGTGTTACGGCCTGCTCGGTATATCCGGTCTTCTCCAAGCCCTGAATGAACGCCTCACGCTTGGAAGCCATGACGGCCTCGCCAACTTCGGTTCGAGCAACAACCTCAGCCCGAGTAAGGAGCAATCGATCGCTGTACCGCCCAGTGATGCGCGAAACCATATCCGCCGGAACTGGCTTGCCTTCGCGGATCGCCTTGATGATCGTGCCATCGAAACGGTGATCGCGACGTGTCAATGTCGTCCCGAGTGTGCCATCACGCTTTATCCAGAATACCGGATCGCCATTTGGGCGCCGAAATATTCCGGGACCATTTGCCAAGGCTTCCCGCATTGTCCGTACATACTCGTACTGCGGGCCAGATAGCCCGAGGATTCCGCCAGACCTTCGACCGGTTGCCCGGTTTATTCTGCCTGCCAGATCATAGGCAATGGTGTTCGGGCCACGGCCCAAAGCATATCCATCGGCAATGACGGTGCGAGCCAGTCCGCGCATTTCCTCAGTCATGCGAGTGATGAACCCGCCCGCCAAGTCACGAATACGATGCTCAGCGCGCGGGAACGCCACATCAAAGCGCAAGGCTATCTGCTGGCCACTGACGGTGCGCAAGGTCGGCATTGCTGCCACGGTCCCTGCCCCGCCTGCGTAATAGGCTTGCTCCAAGGCCCTGCGCAAAGGCGTGAACGCCGCACCATCGATATTGAGGGCACGAACCGCCGCCTCTACGTCTCGCGCTCTGAGCGCCTCGACAAGCGCCGCGAGCGCTATGCCGGACGTGATTTCGTTCACGCTATCCATGAACGCGGCCTGAGCCTGCGGGTCGAACTCATCGATGATGGCTCGTATCTGCCTGCGAAGCTGTGCGCGGGTTGGCCGTCTCGCCATTAGCTACGCCCCTGCAATTCCCACATCGCCGTGGCCGGATCGCGTTTGACCGTGATAACCAAGAACGTCTGACCCTGAGCCGTAATTTTATCCCCAGGCTCGGGAACGACCGGCAGCGTATTAGCAACGATGTTTATCTTGCGATCTCCGATTTGCACCACGCTCTGAGCAATGAGCATTGTGCTATAATCATCGACAAAGCCCCGGCATACATGGTCGATAGGCGGTCCGTATGTCGGGTCTTCCCAAGGATTGGCGGGCGGGATGATCGCACCGTCCCTGTGAAACTGAATGTCATAGACCAGTTTGCCTGCCTCAAGCCCGCTCTGGATAAGATCGGCAATGCGGCCTTCGAGAAGCGAGGTCATGGGCCAATAGCCCAGATACCGATGCACTGAACGTCTTTCGGCATGCAGCCCGCGAGCATTGCATCAATCATGGTCACGACAGGAACGGCACCGGCCACAGGGTCGGCGCCGTCGCGGAATTTCACCCGAGCACTACCGGCAGCAACTTCGGCAATAGCCTCGTTGGGCACGATATTGGTGGAGAAGAAACCCGGCGTTGCCAGTTCAAGGCTTGCGGCAATATAGGTCGCTTCCTCGACAAAGGGCATTGAGGCGTCACAATGAGGCAGGAAATGCTCGACGTAATGGAAGCGGATATAATCGCTTGCCCGCACCAGCGCGGCGGTTGCCAGCGTGTCAGAAGCCTGTGTGGGGGCATTGTCTCCCCGCGCAAGGGCATATGCGCGCCAATCCTCTATCGTGCCGTACATGACCGCCCCTGTGGCTGGAATGGAGGGTATGAGCGCAGTTGCCCGCGCCCAATGTTATTCAGGCTTCGTCGCCAGTTCTTCGAGCGCCTTGACGATTTCGTCCTTGCTGCTCGGCGTCTTGTCGCCCAGAAGCTTGCGGGCCTCAGCGGCAAAGGTCTGGAAGTGTGTGCCATCAGTGGCCATCGCGAGGACTTCCACAGCGGTCTTGGGTGCATCACCGCCCGCCGGGTTGGTTACAGCGGACTTCCCGCCAGCCCCGCCCGATATTACCCGGTAGCGACCGCCCCAGCCCTTGGGTTCTTCCTTGACGGTCAGTTCGGTGCCGACAGGTATTTCGCCATTGACGCCGTAAATTCCCTTGGCAGTGATTTCGATACGCATTGCAGCGATCCTTTCATGTGGTGGAGTGTGGGCATACAAAAAGGGGCCAGAGACCCGGCCCCTTCATAATGCTCGCCAGTAGAGCGGCTTAGTTCACGACTACCGAGTAGAACACTCCAGCTTTGCCGTTGAAGTCGGCCCGGATTTCCAGACCCATCGCCCCCATAAGGAGGAAATTGTAGTCATCTACCGGGTTGAGCCGAACAGCCGCTGTGGTGTTGACTGCCATGCCGACCAACGGGCGGATATAGTTCGCGTTCGGCACAAAGCCGAAGAACTGGTTTCCGCTCAACTTGTAAGTTACGCCGATCTTCCTGATACGGCGATTGGTCAGCACAAAGTCCATGATGCGACCACCCTTGAACCCCGCAGAACCCGAATACTGGCGATCCCAGTTGCGGGCGATTTCCGGCGAGATATAGAGGTTCACCGGCTCAGTGATGAGGTTGGCATCCAGCATGGCACCGAACGGACCGGTGAAGAATGCATCAATTTCATCAGCAGTGGTTGAAGTGGATGCGAGGTCGATATTCGCCCCACCAACAGCCGAACCCAGATTGATGGACTTGGACAGCGGGTGGGTGCGAATACCGTAACCAGTAGTGCCCTCGAATGTCAGCGTATCGTCGCCGTCGAGCGCATAGTCGGCCTGATCCTCGCGGATCTTCGCGGTGTGTGCTTCCTGATCGTCCGACAGGGCGTCGAAGTTCTCAGATTGCAGCGTGTTCCACTCGCGCCACGACCGGCCATAGCCGGTGTTGAAGATCGGCACGAGGGTGTTGCGGTAGTCGTAAGTGACCTTATCGATCACCTCTGGCACCTTGCCCGAGAGAGACCGGCGAACCGTGCCAGCATCGCTCGAAACGCGGTTGCCAAAGACGATCTTGCCAATATGGACCGGGCGGGCCAAGGGCATCAGATCGGCCATATAGGTCTGGCCTTCATCGTCGCGCATTACGCGGCGAGTAATGGTGTCCATTTCCAGCCAGGCGTCACGCGGCAGAACGGCGGCCGAGTTGGTCACAAGACCAGTGCTCGACGCCAGTTCGGCCAGGTTTTCCTCGTGGATATGGAATGCCTCGCGCTGAGCGCCAACCTCATTCCACCATTGACGGTGGGGGCGAGAGTTGGCGACGAGGCTTTCGTCAAAATAGCGCATCGGGTTTTCTCCTTATCGACCGCGATTAACCAGCCTCGCCCTGCGGACCCTGTGCACCCGGAATGCCCGAGACACGAATGCGGATCAGCTGGTCGGCACCAGTGTTGTTGTTGTAAACCTCGTCGGAAAACGCGACGATATTGTCCTCGCCCGGCGTTGCAATGGCGAGCTTGCCGCCAGCCGCAAGTTTGAGCGGGGTACCCACGGCGGTGATATTCGTGCCGGTAGCGATGACGGCGGCGTAGTGAGTGTCGCCCTCAAGTTCGAGGCCCAGAACGGTATCGCCGCGCACAACCGGAGGACCGGCTGCATAGGCACCGTAGGCAACGTCCACGCCCTTCATGGCGAGATAGTTTTCCTGCGCCAGCCAGAGCTTGCCGACCGTTTCGGCACCAGCGTTGACGAACCGCCCCGAGGACAGCACGACAAACGTGCCGGGAAGGATGGTCGAGCTTGCTCCGGCTTCCGCTTCACGAACCTGCGGATCGTTCTTGCGGGCCGGGCCCAGATGAATGCGATTGTAGCGTGCCATGTCGGCTTACTCCTTTTCGCCAGCAGGCAGCTTGAAGCCCGCTTTCTTGTCGTTATTGCCCTTGAACGCCCCGTTCAGGGCGGCGGCTTGACCAGGTTCAGCCTTGGGGGCAAGGGCGCGAGCAGCGTTCAGGGTGAGTTCGCCGGCTGCGGCCTCGTCCATGAGGTTTGCCTTGACGATCTTCTCGCGAAGTTCCGTCAATTCGGCATCGTCTTTGGCCTTCTGGTTGGCGGTGATTTCGGCCTGGGCGTCGACCAGCGGCTTGACCGCATTGGCAACAGCCTCACCAATGGCCTTGCCGAGGTTTTCGGCAGAAACGCTTTCCGAGAGGGTCTTCACCTCATCGGAAAGCGCCTTGAACTGCTCATCAGAGACAGCCATGTCGTCTTCCTTTCGATTGACAGAGGGTTCCCGCTCGGTGCCCACAAAGGCATCCATGATTGCGGTCTTGATGCGCTCCCAAACCCCGGCATGTTCCCGGCGCGTGAGAGCTTCGACTAGACGGTGCCCCGCATAGTCGATCTCTTGGTCAAGCACGTCCGTCAGGGACGAGTTGATGACCTCGATTTCTTCGGATTCGCCATTGGCGTTCACCAGCATGCCGACGCCCTGCTCAGGGGTGGCGGCGCCTTCCTCGTTGAGAAGGATGGCGTCATGATCCCATACGAGACTGCGGGCGATCTTGGCATAGGTCTTGTTGTTCTGGACGGGCTCCAGCTTGCACAGCAATCCAGTGCTGGTGTGGATCGGACCGCCTGCCTCGATAGCAGCGAGAACCGCCTTGCCGCCCTCGCTCCGATTCGCGACCTCAACGTCAATCACCTTATCGAGCAGAACCCGGCCATCCTCTTGGCGCACGTTCTCATTCCAAGCGCCGATATAACCGAGGTTTATGCCCTCGGGGTCACGGGCCGAAACGAACTTTCCGTTGACCATTGGGTGCCCAAGGGGTGCCGGGGTGCGCTCAAGCTGGCGGTATGAATTGGCGATCTCATCGGCGGGATAGAGCACCTTGCCCTGCGATCCGTTCATAACGACATCATCGGGCATTGTGGCGGACGGGACGATAATCACGTCACGCCCATTGCGCTTGGTCTTGCGCACGGCAGCCGCGTTCGCGACCGCCCGCACATTGACACGGACTGTCTGGGGCACTGGTTTCTCTCCGGTGTTGGTCAGGCGGCGTCTTCTGCCGGGTCTGATGGGGGCGGCAATGCGTCAATCGCATCATCGTTAGGGTCATCGCGGAACTTGTCGGCCTCGCTCAATGGCTCATAGCCAACCGCAAAGCGGATTTCCTCGGAGGTGAACACTACCTCGCCCGAGTCCTTCATCTTCTGGTTCACATCGGCCATCTTGTCGGCGCGCTCGATCTTTTCGCCCATCGATGCCTCAGTCAGATCGGCCCAGTCCAAATACCAATCTTTGCCAGTGGGCAGGATGCCGAACCGAACAAACCGCTTCACCATCGCCATGATGATCGGCACGACCTCATTGGCGCGGCGTGACATGTTCGTCTGCGCCCATTCATTGGCGTCTTCTGTGCTGGCCCGCTCCCCGATCTGGTTGCCCACGAGGATTTTAACCGGGATGGGCACCGATGCCGCGGCGCCTTGCAATGGAGCGGCCCAGAAGTGTTCCGGGCTGGGCAGGGTCACGCCAAGGGTCTTTGCGCTCATGCCCTGGAGCATCAGAAGCTGGTCAAAGCCCTTCTGCCAGTCCGCGACCTGTTCATTCATCTTATCGGCAATGTCGGTCTGCGCTACGCCCATAGCCTTGGCCATATCGGCAATCTTGGCTTCCTTGTCGACCTCAAGCACTGGGGCTGACTTGGCGTTCTTCCAGAACCCCTCGCCACCTGCCCCGCTGATCTTCTCCAGCGTCATCAGGTCGTTGTAACCCGGCTCAAGCATGGAATCGGAGTGCACCGTCTCATCGCGCGACCAGATCACTACGCGGTCGGGGTGAACAAGCATCTGGCGATTGTTCGCCTTTCCAGTCTCAACGTTGGCCTCGTTGAACTGGTACATTTTTGGCTCGCCATAGGTTTCCGACTGCGGATCAGTGTCCCATTCGGAAACCTCAAGCTGCCCAGCCCATGCCGGGATTATTTTGGCAATGCCGTCCAGACCGCCCGGAACGCGATCCACAGGGTCTTGCCAGCGCCCGTTATCACGAAAGCTCAGAAGCACCCCGGCATACCCACCAACAAGCGCCATACGGTCAGCGTCGGCCAGCCTTGCCCAGAACCGCAGGTCATCGAAGCGGACCCGAATTTCCCTTTCGAGCGCGGTTTCCTTCTTGGTGCCATTCTCGGACCCATCCCGCTCTTTTTCGAGCAGGTACGGCATGGACTCCCACGTCTTGAGAATGGTCTTGTTGACCATCGCATGGGCGATGCCGTTGCGAAGGTACATTTTGTAGAGCAGATCGAAGGTGAGCGTTTCGGGATATCCGAAATCACGGTACGTGTTGTGCTTGGCGCCGACAAAGAAGCCGGGGAACATGGTGGCAAGGCTACGGGTGGCCGCGTTGCCGATAGTGGTCAATGCGTTCATCTGTGCCTCTATCTATGGCGACTGGTTAGGAACATGGCAGCGGTCGCCGTCTCAGGCGGTTCTACAAACGTCAGCATCAGCGCATCGGCATGGTCAGGGCTCGATATGCCCCGACGCTGAAGCGCTTCCTTTTTCTCAATAACGATCTTGCCGCGCTCGTTGCGACCCCATTTGACCAGCGACAACTGGAGGCACAGCGCATCGCTGTCCTGATCGCCGCTTGGCAGTGCGAGCAAGTCTGAGACCGGGTGTTCTTTCCCGTCCTCTTTGTCCTCAATCCAGAGGACGTGTTCATGTGTGCGCTGCAAAGCCGTTCTACACAGCCACCAGATTTCCGCCTTCTGGTTGCCGAACATCTCCTCAGAGGTGCGGCCATCTGGCCAGAGACGCGCGCTGGGCGGCGTTCCGGTGTTGACGGCCACAACAGTCAGGTGAGCAAACCGGCCCGCCCTATCGGCATCTGCGCCTGTTTCATCATCATTCCGGTGCATCAACGTGGAGGACACGCCGGCCCCAACGCCTGGGGCATCGAAGTTCAGCGCATCGCAACCGTTGTCGACGGCTGCTTCCAGCCCCCACCAAGCCGTTCCTGTTGTGTCTGGGCTCCCACGAGACAACGGGGGGAGGACAACCGGCCCTTTGCGGGGCACAGAAACCGACTTGCCTTTGCCAGCGCCAACGTCCAGCCCAACAACGCCCGCGTTTGACGGCTTAAGGCGAGGTTCCAGAGCCATAACGCGCTTTGCGCTCTCAACCCATGCGGCCGGGATGCAAACGCCCTCTACGGACGCGCTGTAGTCAATATCGTATTCGCTCGCCCATGTGGTCGGGTCAGAGAACGACGACTTCTTGGCTTCCGCCCATGCCTCAGTCTTGCGCGGGTCATCACGCCAATGCAGGCGCATGATTTGGTGCGGCTTCAGGACCGAATGGCGCTTGCGGGCGAACAGATTGCCCATGCCATTGACCGACGAAACCCAGATCACGCATTCGGTGTTGCCCGATAGGGCCTTCTCCACCGATTCCGCATTGGGCACGAACGCCGCTTCATCAACGAAATAGACCGACGACCGGCCACCACGGCCCATGTCGTCGCCACCTTCGCCCGAGATCACCGCACCCGTCTCAGGGTTGGCGATCCGCATGTAATTGTCGTGCTGCGCCCACGCGAAACCCTCGGGCAGCATTTCGACAGGCAAGCGCCGGAGCATGATCCGCAACTTGGCAAAGATCGCGTCCGGGTTGTCCTTCTTGTCAACGTAATCAACCTTGCGGCTGCCGAACGTGGCCTTGAATCCCGGAACAAACAGCCATTGATGAAGCGCAAAGCCTGCGGTGAGGTATGTCGCCCCCGTGTCCCGGCTCTTTTCGATCAGCCCTTCCTCTGCGGCATCAACGCGCTGAGAGAGCCAATTGATTGCCTCGCGCTGTTTCGGCCATAGCTTGAACTGCACATACGGGCTCTTACGAGACCCGTCAGCGTTCCTTTGGCCTGTCAGGCGCGGATCATAGGTGTAAACCCATTTGTCGAACCAGTAGCAGATATCAGCGGCGCAGCGCTCTTTCTCGCGCTCCCATCCGCCTTGGCTGTCCTCAATGTCACGCTTCTTGCGCTGACCCTGTATCGCCTCCCACAAGCCCGAGCTTTTGGAGAACGGGGTAGGCCTGTTCAAGACTGGCAAGTTCATCTGGTGATAGCCCGTCCAAATCCTTGGCCGTGAGTGTGATGATCTGAACCGATCCGCTCATGCGACGGTTCTCAACACCAAGCCCGAACAGCTTTGCCTTGCCGGCCGTTGACTGGTTGGCAGCCCCGAGCTGCTTTTCGGCAATAGCAATAGCCCGAACTTCGTCATACTCGGCGGCAAGGCTTTCTATGGTCACCTCGACCTTTTTGACGGCCTTGGCTTGCAGCTCGGCTACACGTGTTAAAATGTGTTGCTTGCGCGAAAGGCTCGCGGCGTTGTGGCGATTACGCTTATAGCCCGCCTCCACATACGCATCTGACGCGCTGAGACCTTTCGCAAGCCCTTGGGCAAAAGCCTCATGCTTGGCGTTCTTGAGAGTGGGCATCAGTCTGCTTTGGGTTGTTGGGTTAGAGGCCGACGATCTGGAAGTGATTGACCACAAACCAGATTGCGAACCCGATTCCTCCGACTGTCATCAGCGCAAGAGCGGCAAGCCCGAGTATTGCGAGAAAGAACAGCGGGCGAAGGTCTGGGAGACTGAACGGTCCCATGAAGCTCTCCTGCGATTGAATGAAGCAAGGGCCTCTCACCCTTTCGCCGGCATTAGCCCCGGATGGCATGGTGAATTGAGACGAGCGCGGCTCTAGTTGCACATACCATCACTCTAATACGCCCGCCTCAAACTGGTTGCAGGAGCGGGAATCGAACCCACGATCTACCCGTTATGAGCGGGTGGCCTTACCACTTGGCTATCCTGCGATAATTGGTGCGCACTTTCCGCCAGCGCGCGGGCTACCTTCTTATCGAGACCGCCTGAGACGATCCGGATAAGAAGGCCGCGCCACCCGTAGATGACGCGACTGTTCTGGCAATGCGGGGGTTAGGTGGGTATTCGATGGTCGAGCGGGCCGCGATAGCTGGTATCGGGCGGGCTTTCCTCCACATCGGCCAGGTTCAGGCAAAGGGGTGCGATCTGCGGGTGGCGCATCGTGTGTCCTTTCGATGTGTGGAGGTTTCGAGACAGCTTGTTCAGCGTATCTGGAATGCGCGTATATTTCGGTGATTTGACCCACTTTGTCGAACAAGGTTTAGCAGGCCGTTCGGTATCAGCGATCAATCATGCTTGTGATATTGGCGATTTCCTGCCCGTGATCGGCTTCGCGCTGCCGCTCTCGGGCTACCGGGTCACGCTCATCTGGCCGGATCCAGCTTTGATCGATAGGGTCGCCCGGCTCGGCAAACTCCATTGTCGTGACGCCGCCCACTGTCCAGCCGCGGTGCCAAGCGACGATCACGACCTCGCTGCCCTGCACCTCGACCGGCATGCCTTTAGCCTGCATCGCAGCGCATACCGTGAGCCAATCGCGATCAGATGGCAAGATCACAAACTGCATTACCACGGCTTCACCCCTGTCCGGTTCAATTGGGCCGCGATCTGTCCAGCCGCATAGTCCCTGTGGCGCTGGAAAGTCGTCAGGGGCATGTGGAGCCGTTCGGCTACCTTCCTGCCGCTCAGGCCGCGCGCCCTGCCCTTCACAGCCGCAATCAATATGCGTCGATGATCAGGATAGGCCGCGACCAGCTTAAGCCATGCCTTATGCTCTCCCTTGCCGAACAATATCAGGTCCGATCGGCTGATCTCGTGGCTGTTTGGCTTGATGCGCGCCAAGAGCCTTTTCCGCATTGTCGTCTCGCCTTTGCGCTGGGCTTCCACCTCCATCAGCTTTTGCTCGGCAATGTCCGACGCGCTGTATTCATATTCCGGCATAGCCGCCTTGAGGCGCTTGTGGCCTACCGGGCCGGTGGTGGCATTCAGGACGCGGAATGCTTGTGCCAGCGCGTCCGTGACGCTCTTGGCGCACCATTGCTTTGTCTGGGGGCGGTCGAGGGTGGTGTGCATGTGTGACCTATTTCCTCAATGACTTGAGCGCGGCCAATCGCGCTTCGAGTTCTTCAATCTCAGTCTCGACAGCATCGGACGCCGCCTTGAAACAATCGCCGTCATAATGGCAAAATCCGTCTGAGGCGCAGGTGCCCGAAGCGTTCTGGCACTTCATCATTGCCTTGGCGAAGCGCTCGTGGTCAGCGTCAGTATCGCCTTCCGGCGCAAGCCATTTTTCGTATGTCCTACCCATCTACGATGGCCTTGAATAAATCGTCCTGTGCCACTTGCACCAGTATCTGCCGGCACAGTTCCGGCAAATCGATCCCGCGCTTCACGGCCTCATCGGCCAGCAGCGTCCTATGTTTTGCCGCCAGCATCACTTTGACCGGGCCGTGGGTGTGTCTGTCGCCTTCCAGTTTGTGGCCCCACTCGCTCAGCATGGCCGTGATGAGGTTCGGCGGGACACCATCCCCCAAGGCTCGCGCTATTGCCGGGGCTGTCATGCCCTGCCCTGTCATCAGGCCGATCTTGAACGCGCGGCGGTTGCTCCACTTCTCGACAAACAGCGGGTGTCCGAGTCTTTCGTCCTCACGCCCGAACATACCAAGCTGAACTTCATCACTAGAATGGTGGCTCATCTGTCGACCCCTCCATTTCTCGCTTCACATCGTCGGGCAATGCCGGGGGCGATGGATCATCGATCAAGGGAGCGTTGTAACTTTCGGCCCGTTTATCCTTGCCCAGTGACCATATGATTTTCTTATCGTTATCCCGGCCCATGTAGCCGTTGTTCTGGAGCGTTGTTGTGGTGCGCTTGAGCAATGCCGTGAGTTCCGTCATACGGGCCTCTGGCTCGTCCTCTGGGGCCTTGAACTGCATTCGCTGGCGGACATAGGCAACGAAGTCCTTTTGGCTCACACAGCGCTTAATCTGAGGCCCTACGCGCACCCCTGAGGGCATATCCTGCCCATGATCGGAAAGCGCGTCGTTCAATGCTTCAAGCACAAGCCGTTGATCCTCTGAATTGATCTTGCCTTTGGGTTCGTTGTCGCGTTCCCGCCTTGCCGGCCGAGCGCAAACCATTGTCTTGAACGGCTCTCCATCCTCATCGCGTTCATCGAGTTCAACTTCGGCAAGCACCAACGCCCATGAGATATTGGCGGCGCCGTTCTTGTTCTTTGCCAGTCGCGCCCGTCTGATCGGGCGCTTGTCACCGTCGAGGATTGGCCGGGGCTCATCCTTCCGGTTCTGGGGAAAGGTCATCATCGGCTTGAGCTCGATCACGTTGGGCACGTTGGCAACAATGGCTGTGGACCCCCGCACCCTCGTGCCGCCCGCGTTCATGTGGTGGACAATGCAAACCGTGGCGCCTGTTGCCTCCCTGATCCGGTTCACCCTGCCCAAGACCTTGCTCGCCTCGCCTGAGCTGTTTTCGTCCATGCCCTCGGTTGCCATTGAAAGCGTGTCGATGATGATGAACTCAAGCGAGCCGTAGAACTCTTTCCACTCCAGACACTCGGCAATGAACTTGTCGACCTGCTCATCGCTCATCAGCGAGAAGCCGTGCCCGCCATTGGCAAACGGGTCCATGATCACATAGGGCACATCGGCGTCCGGGCTGATGCCGTGGTGTTTCCGGTATCCCTTGTGGCGCAACTCGGTGCCCTTGCCGTCCTCCACTGCCATGTGGATTACAGCGCCCTGTTTCACCCTATGACCGGCATAGTCGATGCCACGGGCGATCTTCATGCCCATGTCCATGACAAGGAAGGATTTGCCAGCCTGGCTTTCCCCGGCAATGATCAGAATGCCGTTGCGCTCGATCAGGTGCTTTACGAGCCAGTCGTAGATCACAGGCTTTTTGGCAATGCTGTTGCTTGTCTGGGCGCCAAATGCAGACTTGGGCGGCTTTGGCTTCCAATCCGGTAGGCTGTCGATAATGCGTTGCAGTTCTTCTGCCGTACCGCCTGCCTCTACCCAATCGGTAACGTCGCCCTTGGCCGGGAAGTTCGGGACGTGCTCGGCGAAGTCCAGAACCCGAATGCGGCGCGCAATGCCCTTCATGGACTTGGCCAGCGTATCAGCTCTATCCCCTGCCTCGTCATTGTCGAGGCAGATCACCACATCGGCGTCTTTGAAGTTTGCCGAATGCTCATCGGTCCAGTGCTTGGACCCTGCGCTGTTCGTCGTGCCGCACATGCCAAGATCAGCAACTGTGTCGGCGTCCTTTTCGCCCTCAATAATGACAACGGGCTGACCGTCGGCTATTGCAATTTCAACCGCTGGATGGCGGTATATCGTGGTCTCGACCGCATCGAACCAACGCGCCTCGTGCTCGGGCCATTTATCCGCCTTCTCCTGATTCCACGGCGACCAGTCCTTGCCGGGGCCGGGGCGTATATAATCGCCAGCTTTTACACCCCAGACATTGGAGCCATCATCAAGGCCAGACGGGCGGCGATGCAGGAAGGTTTTCCATGTGCCCTTGCCGTCCTTGGTCTTTGCCCATGAACCGTCCGGCAGCCGGATTTGAAACCGCACGACCTCGTAAAGCAAGTTTCCGTCATTGTCGGTGTATGGGTATACCTTGACGGGAACGCGCCCCTCGCGCTCAGCGCGGGCCTGTGGCTGGCTTTTCTGCGCTCTGGGTTGCTCCGGTGCCCGTGCCGGTCCTTTCGCCACCTCCATGCCTTCTGGCATCGGAATGCCCGCAAGCTCAGCAACGGTCTGGACAGCCTCGGGGAAAGTCATGCCCTGGCTTTCAGTCAGAAATGCAAAATGGTCCCCTGACACTCCACAGCCAAAGCAATGATAGGATTGCTTGTCGTCTGTCGCATGGAAGCTGGGCGAGTTCTCGCCGTGAAAAGGGCAGCAGGCCCATTTGTCGCCATCCCTGCCCTTGCCTTGCTCCCAAGTGACGTAGTTCCCCACGAGATCGGTAATACGGACAGCGGCGCGAAGTTCGTCTAGGAATTGCTCGGAGAACCGCTCAGCCATTCGCCCTCCTACGCCCTTTCAGGCCCTTCTCGATCCGCTGCGCCTCATAGTCCTGCAAAATAGCCTGAGCGGTTTGCAGCTCGCGATCAGATTGGAGCGCAGCCTTCGGCGTGGAAAACTGGTGGTTTACCGACTGACACGCGCGAAGGCTCGAAACCCGCTTCTCAAGCCAGAGTATTTTCCATTCGAGCGGAACGTCTTTCACGCCTGCACCTCGGCAGCATGGCGGTCGATGAAAACCAACGTTTCGCGCAAATCCTCTACCTCTTGCTCAAGGATCGGATCTGGCCTGTGCCTGTTGTGCTCATCCATGTGCCGCTCGATGCGATGAATGGCGCGCCTGATAGCGCGCTTCATGTCGCGGGGCTTTGTGACGGCCTCGATCATCGGCTCGGCTCCGATGCGCGTTTGTGCGTAGCGCAGTAGCTCGAGCCTTCGACCTTCGGGGCGTTGCACATGCAGAACGTGCCGTCCCTGATCTCCCCCAACGGCCATCTACAGCCAGTGACGTCCTCAAGTGGAACAGGGTTTGTTCCAGGCAGCGGCTCCCAAGCATCCTTGGAAAGCAGCTTCATGCCATCTGAATCGGGATCGGCCATCAATGGGCTGCTTGGCTGCCGTTGAAATGAGCGATTTGCTTTCACATCGACTGCACGATTTATCCGGCGAGCCCTGTCCGTATTGCCCATCACGCCGTCACGGCTCAATCGGCTGATGACAGAGTTCCGGGTGCGCCCGACCTGAACGCCGATCTGGTGTGCGCTATAGCCTTCCTTGAACAGTGCTGTTGCATGCTCAATCTCTGGCTTTGTCCATTCCCTACCCATCAAGCTGCCTCCAAATCGCGTGCAAAGAACTTCGGCCCACCGGTGTGCTGCGCATGGAAGCGATGCCATGCGGCGTTATCTTTTCCGGTGTGTGCACTGCCTTCGATCCACTTCACGCGACCGACCGAGACGATGTGACTGCACTGGTCGAGGAATGAGATTGATTGCTTGGTGTGAACCCAATCGGCATCGAACAGGAGCCAGGTTGGCGCGACCGACTGAAAACGTAGGATCTTCGGGTGTAGGATTTCACGCGTCCAAGGTGGGTTCGTTATGATCGCGTCGAAGCGATGATTGAGAATACGGCTATCAGTCAGGGCGTCGAAGCCCCGCTCAATATCGCCTTGAAAAGCACACTCGAACCCAAAATGCTCGAGATGCGCGACCAACTGCCCTTCGCCTGCGCAGGGTTCGGCAAAGGTTTTCACTCCGGCAAGATGCGGGATCAACGGCGCTACCGGGGCAAATGGCGTCTGATAGGCGTCATTCTTGCGGCGCTCGAAACTGCTGCGCTTACCCATGTTCAATCACCTCCTCACGCAGATCGATCGTTTTGGGGAGCATCTTGCGAACCGAGAGCAATTGCCGCTCTGTCCCTTCCCACGGGTAGGCCCGCTTGCTTGTGAACCGCAGTCCGGATTTGAGCATCGCGTTCAGATCGCAGTGAAGGTATTCACCCTCGGCATTGCGAAGCCGGAACCGCGTGCCCTTTGCCTGTTGACGCACCACGTTATGAACGGGCCGTATTGGCTCATTGGGAAGCGTGGGGCGGGGTTCTTCTGCTTTGGGGGCAACTGGTGCCGGGACTAGCTTTGGCGCTTCCTCAGCAACCTGTGGCGCTTTCTCAGCCTGTTCACGCGCAAGTTCGTCTCTTGCTGGCTTGCAGTAAGCCCTTGCCGTTCCTTTCGGCACTCCGGCAAGCTCGGCAACCGCCCTTGGATTTGCATCCGGGTTCTTGCGCAAGACTTGCAACACCTTCTGGTATTGGGTTTTGCCTTCGGGCTTATCTCTAAACTCGGCAGCGACTTCTGGCGTGGGTTCGGGAATGGGGGCGGCGGGGTGGATCGCACATTCGTCCTGCACCCCGCCGGAGCCATCGGTAGAAGGCTCCTGATCCACGGTCTTTGCTTCCGCTGGCTGGCGCATTTCCTCGTCGTCAGGGAGCGGCTTAGGAGCCGTGGTGTCTGTGTCGCCCTGCCCCGCATATGAGCGGGCCTTGGCAATGAACTGGTCTATCTCGATCACGTCGAGTTGGAGCGACAGGATCGTATCGAGCTTGGTCTGACGGTCTGCCTTTGCGGCCTCTATGATGTCGATTGTCATGCTGCGCCTCCAATGTTCAATTGATCGACCGGCTCATGCTGGCTCCACATGTCAGGGGCCTTGTAAGCCGCACGGATGCGCTCACACGCCATGTCGAAAAAGGTTGGATCAATCTCAATGCCGGTGAAGTTCCGGCCTAGCTGGACAGCGGCAACGCCAGTACTGGCTGATCCCATGAATGGATCAAGCACCACGTCTCCCCGCTGTGATGAATTTCCGACATATTCAGCCATGACTGGCACCGGCTTTTCAGTCGGGTGGCTCGTGATCTTGGAAACGCCGCCACGGATAAGCTGCTTGGCGCTCGGATTATTGATCGTGCGCGCCCTGCCCTTCCAAAGGTACAGCGTGAACTCCAGGTTCTTCATGTACCAACGGTTGGGGGTCGGCGTGATCTTGTCCCATGCCAAAAGGTTGTGGAACTGAAACCCGGCCTTGAGCGCAGCATCAGTGAGCGGGTGGACGTTTTTGTCGTTCGCCATGACATAGCAATCGGCGTCGGATTTGAGCGCGCCATAGATCGCGGCCATCATTTCCGGGAAAGGCACAGTTGCCATGATAAGCTGGCCATCGTTCGCATAATTGTGCGCGGCGAAGATCCCCGACATGGTTTTCGATGATTTTGAGACCCCGCCCGTTGTCAGTGCATAGGGCACATCACTGACACACAGATCAGCCGGATCGAGCGAAGGCAAAATCTCCATCGCGTCACCGAGATAAAGCGTGCAGCCTCCGATAACCTCTTTGCGTTTCCAAGGCGTCATGCTGCGCTCCTTATGCGGATAAGGCCGGTCGGCACGTTGGTTCCGGCAGCGGCAAAGCTCGCCACGGGAAGATCGCGCCATTCACCTTCAAGCTCTTTGTGGTCGTAATGGGCTGTTGCCGGGAGGATCGCGACAAGCGTGCCCCCAGGCTTGAGAAACTTGAGCGCGTGCCGAACGTGCTTGACGTAGTGACGGCCATAGAACGGCGGGTTCATCACCACGGCGTCAAACTCAGGCTTCGGTGGGCACTCAAGGAAATTGTCGGTTAGGACGCTATGGCCCTTTGCGCGCGCCTCGGCAGCGCGGCCAGCGTGATATTCAATCCCGAACGCATCACACCCGGCCTTGAGCAGCCCATCAAGTATGCGCCCGTCGCCACAGGATGGCTCCAGAACGCGGAAAGCAGGATCGCGCTTGTACAGGCCCGCAAGATCGATTGCAGACGCCACAACGGGCTCTGGCGTCCAGTAGAACTGCAAATCCTTGGCAACAGCGGTGCTTGGTGCTTTCTCCGGGGCCTCCGGGTCCACATCTGGCAGCACATCTCCATAGAACTCGGCAAGCCCGAGATTGATGTCGCGCAAGGATTCGGCTCCGAAATACAGATGCCCGTTGCCGTTGGCATAGCGTTTGAGCCAAACGTCGCGCCCGATAATCGTTTCGGTTTCCTCGGCGCTATCACGCTCGTGTTTGGTGCGGCCTTTGGGCACTTCACGATCAACGCGCAGCGCATCACCATCTTCCATGAGCAACGATAGGTCGCGGTACTCAACAAGGGGTTTTCCCTGATAAGCAGCCAGTGCGTTCAGAATGTCGCGCAGACGGTCCCGGCCATATGAACCGTACCCATCAACATTGGACAGGATCACGCGCTTGGGCAGCCCCTTCACGCCGATCTTGACCTTCGCGTGGGATTTATAGGCGGGGTCGAGATCCGAAAATGTTTCAGCCAGCCCACGTAAAATATGTTGGCGCGGGTTTTCGAGGTAAGGCCCGAACGTTGCTCGCGCATTGTCCAGCGTCAGTGGTGCAGGGTTCTCCAGCGTCCGCTCAAACAGCCGCTTGTCGGTGGCGCTGGCGATCCGATCGATCTGAAGCCGATTGTAAAGTGCCTTCCATCCGGACTTGAGCAGGTTGCTGCGCATCTCGCGTTCCGAGACATAGGCCCGGCCATCAATCACCGATCCGGTGTAGGTGCCCATGACGCACCCAGCCATTTCCAGCGCGCTCTTGGCTTCCTCGAATGCCTTGATGGCTTCAGGAATCGCCGCGTCCTTTTCCTCGTATTCTGCGATCAAATCGAGGGCTGTGCGCTGTGGTGCGAGTGTTCCGTGCATCTAAGCCCCCATAGCCATTGGCTGCGCTTTGATTGCGCGCCTGTAGTCGAGATCGGGATTTTGCTCGGCAGCGACGTGGCACCAGACGGCCAGAGCGTCGGCAGCATCTGCCTGTAGCGTGTCGGCAGTCATCCACCCCCGGCGAAGGCATTCCGCCTGCACAGCGGCCTTTGCTTCCCCCTTGGGGTATGTTCCGCGCCCTGTGAGACTCTTGCGGGCAGCGCCGACCTTAACGAGTATCGGGCGGCGCCCTGTCTTGATGAACGCAACCGTCTGCACAAGGAATTGCAGGCCCAAGAGCAGCGATGATGTATGTGCCGAGTGCTGGCCGTTGCCTTCCCATGCCGCCTCGATGGCGACGATATCGGGCTGCATCACTGCCAGTTGGTGCGTGAGCCAGCGTAGTGCCTTTGCCCCGACCTCGTGATCCTCGTGCTGCGAAGTGCCGAACCTTTGCGAGCCTGTAGCCGGACGCCCATCAGGACGCCCGTAGGCAAAGCCCGTGCTTGTCTTGCTGAGGTCAAGGGCCAGAATGGTGTTCATGCCGCCCTCGCCTTCAGGGCACGGTCAAACCAGCTTTCCGCCATAGTCGGGTGCTTTGGCAGATCGACCACAACACGGGTCCGGCCCTTGGCGTCCACATGCTCACGCGCTCCGGGGTGAGGCATCCATGCAATCGGGCCAACCTCGCTGGTGAACATTTCCCACCGGCGTTCATCGTCAATCCAGCGCGAAACCGTGACGACGCCGCAAGCGCTGGCGACAACGATCTTGGCGGGTTCAAAGACCTTGCGGGTGGAATTGCCCTTGCCCGTAGGCATGAGCCGAATCCGACCGCGCGGGGCCTTGGCCATGTCGTGATTCCACTCGGCCATCAGTGAACGGCCTCTTTCCCGGCAAGCTCATCAAGCGCGGCCTGCCCTTCGGCTTGCTCTGCCTCGTGATCTTCGCGGGATTGCTGGGCTGCCTTGCGGGCTGCCGCCTGGGCCGTAGGAATGGCGGGTTCGCCTTCACTGGCCTTGAAAAGCGAGAATTGACCGGCGGCGTCCTCGTACACTTCTACCATGTCGTCGGAAATCTCGGCGGCGAGCTTTTCCAGCTTCCGTTCGAGCTTGCGCTGTTTCAGCACCGCATTGAGCACATCGCTCGGAATGCCGAGTTCAGCCTTGGCGATCTTGACCCGGTTCTTCTGGCGCTTGCGGATGTTCTGCACCTTGCCGCGCGCCGTGGACATGAGGTGTTCGGCTTCCTCGTCCATCTCCTCCATTTCGGAGATGACGGAGCGGAAATCATCGTCATCATAGCCGTTGCGTCTCAGTTCGGTTTTCTGCTCTGCCTTGGTCATGCCGGTTCACTTTCTCGGGTTCTGGAAACAGTGGGGAGGTCATGGCCAGCATCGGCGCACCGAGCGCAGATCACATCGCCAAACATCCTGTCGTGGGTTTCGTCATTGCCGACTGCAATTTTGCACTCGACGCATATGCCAGCGAAGCCGCCAGGCAGCGTTTGATAAAGCGTGGCCTGCATCTCATGTACGGCCATGAGTGGTTCGACAGCATCCTTGTAGGGCAGCCGCTGCAAAGCATCGGCAACCGTTGAGATTTGCAGCAGCGTGTCGCTGATCTGCCGGCGGGTGAGAGCGGCAACGGCTTCCATCACGCAATACCCTTGGCAATGCGCTCAAGGCGGCGCTCGTAGTCTGCCTGCCCCTCGTCCATCTCGATAAGCTGAGAGCGCTCAATAGCGTTCTGCTCAAGCGCATGGTCAAGTTCGGACAAGCGCAGTTCCAAGCGCTTTATCTCGTCCTTGATCGCCAGTGCATTTGCATCGACAGCATTGATACGGGCAGCAATGGCCTCGCGGGTTTCCTTGGTGCGAAGCATTTCCATGCCGGGGCGGATGGGCGTGACTTCTTGAGCTTGTTCCGCTGTGCGGTGTGCGGTCATTTGCTGTCCCTCGTTCTTTGTGACGGCTCAGGCGTCCTCTTGCGGCGCATAACCATGCGCTGCCAAAAGAGCATCAGCCTCAGCCTCAGCAGGGCTAGGAGTTGCATTGGGGCCTCGTAGGTGTTTGGTGACTTCGAGCTCATGGGCCAGCTTGGCTTCCTGTCGCTCGATTTCGGCCTGATACGCGGCCTTCAATCTGAGATACGCCTTGAGCATCATGTCCTTGGGCTTGCGATAACGAAGCCGCCAAAGCGTTTGATGTTCGATCCTGTATTTGGTGGACGCTCTGTGCATCGCTGCCTCGACGGTATCGCCGGGGCCACGGTGCTGGCGCTTGACCAGTTCATTTGCCCAATTCGCCGCCTCATCGACGGGATCGGTAAATCCTGCCGCGTCAGTCATGGGTTCTTGCCTTTGTCGATTCTGCAAAGAGGTTTTGTCGGTCATTCAAACGCATCCATGGTTTTGTTGAACCATCGGACGAACCGCGATTGAAAAGGACCGACGCATGACCAAGAGCAGCAACACCGACGCCAATCAGCTTTGCTTGCCCTTGGAGGAATTTCTGAACCGGGAGGCAGCGAGACGCGCGCCAAACCGGGAGCCGCGAAAGATTGGAGAAATCGTCGCGGAAATCGTTGAAAAAACGGGGCAGAAGCGCCTGGAGGTTAACGCCCCCGCCCCGAAGCGCGACAAGGGAGGAATGTCGCGATCTCAAATCACGCGGCAAGCGCGCAGTGCCAATCCCCATGCAGAGGCAATGCCCCGCCTTGTGGTGCTGTGCGCTTACCATGTGGTTTGTGAGTGCCCGGAACATGACTATGCGTCCTCCGAGACTTGGATTTCGTTCTGAGCAAGGCCGCGATTTGCTATGGCCTTGAACATGGCAATGTCGTCGGATTGGGAGCGGTCAATCAGAGGCCGGAACAGCGAAAGCAAGAATAGCTTATCGCCGTAGCCATCTATCGAGATGAATAGCTCGCCGCCGTAGGAACCCGATGCGGTCACAGTGCAAACTTCGCCCTTTCCGGGGCCGCTGTGCCGATCACAAAAGCAATCGAACCAATCGCCGTTGAGGCATATGCACTTGACGCCGGGTTTCGCCCAATGAGCCATCTAAATGCCTCCCATATGAGCGAGGACGAAGCCAGCAATAGCTATGGCAGCGAGAGAGGACATGGCGGCGAAGGTGAGCAGGTACACGGCGCGGTTAAGCATAGGAGCCTCCGCGTATGGCGGTGAGGATGGTGCGGGCCGCGTGATCCATGCCGCGCCCGTAGTCGCTGGTTTGAGCCAATTCGTGAGCGTCAAAGGTCTGTTGGACAGCAGCGGTTGCACACCGCTCGCGCTCTGCGATTACAGCAGCCTCAATCGCACCGGCGATGGTGTCGATGTCTTGGATAGACCCGCGCCCCACCTTCTCGTACACACGCTCGGCAGCGGCCATGATGTCGTTGGGCCGCGTCATGCCCCACCCCCATCAGCACGAGAGCCAGCAATCAAACACGCAAGCGCAATCAGCGTTGCCGGTATCGAGGCAATGAGCCAGAACAGAAATAGGCCGGAGAGGAAGGTCATGCTGCCGCGCCCTTCCCCGAATCCCGGTCGCGTGCTTGGATAAGGCCGCGATAAAGGGGGAACGAATGGACATTGGGGATATCGCCGCGCTTATCGGTGCTGTGGGAGGCGTCATTGGCGCCGGAACGGGGATTTGGGCGCTGATCGACAGCAAGCAAACCCGATCCGAAATGCGACGGGAGAAAGCCCCGATCATCAAGATCACTCTCGGCGAATCTGACAAGTGGGGCCAAGTCACGCTCACTGTGCGAAGCCGGTCCAATGTCGGGTACGAACTCGAAAGCATCCAAGCTGTTTGGCCGCTCGATGCGAGAATTGCGGACCCCAACGACGCGCCTAAAGAAATCATCAAAACAGACAATGGAGCGCGCCGCGTTATGAACTGGCGCAAAGCAATTCGCCCCACCCTCAAGGTGAAGGCAGAAGGCAACGCCTCGCAATTGGGTGTTATGGGAAGCGGGGACGAACATCATGTGTCGTTCCTCGTGGCCGCGCGATCCAAATTGCTATGGCGGTTATTGCGAACCCCTGCTGCGATCCTCGTCAGGTCTCTTGCGAGGTCCGAAACCTCATCGCACAAGGTCTCATTCCGCCTGCGCATTTCGCTCATCGATGAGAACAGCAAGAAAATCGTCAGGACCAAAACGGCCACGGTGACGTACCCGGCCAATCCGACGAAACCCCAGAACACCGACCCCAAATGATAAGCGGACATGCCACCGATCAGGCCAAGCACCCACGCTATCAGAATGTCGCGCTGTTCACCGTTCATGCTGCATCCTCCGATGCATATAGATCCGGGCGCAGCTCATGGACAGGGACGCCGGTCACCTCCGCGACCTTGCGTGCATATTCGGCCGGCACCCCTCGCTTGGCCTTCGTCAGCCAGTACGAGATGTGGGCTTGGGACACACCAATCTTGGATGCCAGAGCCGCTTGGCTGCCAGCTTCGTCAATGGCTTTTTGTAAAGGCGATTTGTTATCCATGCCTCGTCATAACAAATCGATTTGTGATCTGCAACAATTTTCTTTGTCGAGACGATTTGTGACCGTGCCGATAAGTTTCCCGCTATGAGCAAGATTGGTGATTCATTGGTGGGTGCGCGCGTAACCGAGCTTCGGGAGGCCCTTGGGTTATCTCAAACCGAACTGGCACGACGCATCGGTGCGACACAGCAGTCCATCGACATGATGGAGCGTGGCAAGGTGAAACGACCCACGAAGCTGCACGAATTGGCCCGGGCGCTGCGAACCGACGCCGACTACCTTTTGGGCGCATCCTCCGCACGTGATGTCACCTACTCCAGCGATGATCCTTCGGCCCCTGAACCGATCGATCCCGATTGGGATGGAAAGTCGGCAGCGCTCATTGATGGCGTCGTTCGCTTCAATGGCGCCCTGCCCGGAAGTGTGCCAGAGATACCCAGTTCCCCAGGTATGGGGCAAGGCCGATATGAAAACGCCATCCAAGCCCAGATCGAAACCAACGGCATTGCAACCGGCCACCCGGTTGTGAACGAATGGGTTATCCCCGCAAACTACGTCAGGAGCGGGCTGGACGCCCTCCCGCAGGGCATCGTCATCATGGGAGTTGTTGGGCACTCAATGGAGCCTCTACTGGCGTCAGGCGACCGAGTGGTTGTCGATACCTCGCAAAACACATGGGTCGGGGATGCGGTCTATGTGATCGATGACGGCGACACCGTGTTTCAGGCCAAGACGCTCAAGAAGGTGCCCAGCACCAACCCTGCCCGGTTCCGGATAGTGTCCGAGGCCGACAAAGGCGATGAGGCTGTCTTGTCGCTCGATGAGTTCAGGATCATAGGACGAGTTGTGGCACGCATATCCAGAATGTGAGGGACGCGGACATGAAATTTTTGATTTGTGCAATTGCTCTAGTCGTGCTGGCAGGGTGCTCAACCTCCGGAACATCATCCAGCGTGGGTGGCGAGAGTATTTCGGATGGGTGGCAAGAAAACGAAGTCAAATCCGCCGGCATGATTTACGGCGGAAGGCCCATCGGTGTGCGTCGTTCGGGCGTCACACCTTCGGGTCTGTCTTACACCTACCATCCAGACGGGAGTGGTTCTGTAGACACTGGCACTGGAAATCTTATGGGGAATTGGGCTGTCGATTGCACCAGAGATCGCATGACTGATCGTCGCGAATGCCATATTCGATCACTTGAGGCGAAGCTTCTTGTTGAGTTCGGACAATCAAATACACCTCAGAGAGTATGCATCATTGGCCATAACTTTCCCGGCCGCACCGGCGCTATTCGCGTTGATTCGAACTCATTGGTAAACACCGGCACTAGTGGATGCGTGGCGGGCAGCTTTGCTCAACAGATGGTTGCCGCCAACCGGGTCACAGTTCGATATGTTGAATGGCCCTACGACTACCCAAGGGACCACTCGGCGCTTTTACGCGGCTATCCTGAAGCAGCGGAACTGCTGCGCTTTATCCGGGGGAATATAGATAATCTGGCTTTCTGATCGACATGTAGCCAGTAAGGGGGAGAGATGCTGGATTGGTTGTTGGCGATATGCGCCATAGGCACGTTCGCCTTGCTTGTCGCTGCACAATTCAGACCAGGCGGGTTCGGCAGAGTCAATGCGCGCGACGGACGCTTCATTGACGCCGATCTCACAATCAGGAACCTATCAACTATCCCTATGTTCTGGGATGACTATCGGCCCATATGGCCCATAGGAACCAAGATTGTCAGGACCGAACCGGCTCTCCCCAATATACCTTGGGAGCCGCCATATATGCTCAATTTCGAGCGCAGCCCAAGTCAGCCATTGGGGTTTGAGATCGAGCCTGAGCGCGAGAGAACCGTGTCATTTCGCCTTGAAATGCCAGAGCGCAGCCGCTCCAACTCGGTTCTCATGCTTTGCTCGATTCGCAGCAGTCGATTGATCGATATCAGCAGGACCAGGTTCGTGCCCATCAAGGCCAGGAACGAGATCGCCGCCAAGTAAGGATGGCCGTCAAACATTGCTTACGTCGCCTCCTAAGCGCGCCTGTCGGCGCTTGCCTCGCGCGCGGTTCAGTACTCAGAGTCAGTAGATAACTTGTAACCTCTGAGTTCGTGGAAGCGCTCGTCAAGAGCGCGCTTCCCGTCGATGCTCGCTGTTCGCAAGCATCTCCTCTCTGTCTCAGTACCATTGTCACCGCGAGGTTTTGAACCAAAGTCAAGCCCGTGTCAACGCCCAACACCAATTTTTTTTGTCCATCTGCACCAATTATTTTGTTTTTACCCCTTGTGGATAACAAAACGATTTGTTACAACTCCTCTCACACACCGAGACCGAAGACGCCTTCCGGCAGATCGTCTCGCAACAGAGTGGAGAGTGGGAATGAAGCTGAAACTAGACGCACTCGGAATGATCCCCGCCGATTACCCGAAGACCTTCTACCGGGTCAGCACTTGGTCAACCGATAGCTACGTGGCCGACTATTCGTCTGAGGACGAGGCCAAGAAAGCATCTTTCGCCAGCACTCACGGCGGGCGCTTCGATCACAAGGTTTCGACCATGCATCTGGCGGGCGCGTAATGAGCGCGCCTAGCCCCAAAGACCGCCTCTCTGGCGAGATTGCCTACGCGCTCACAAAGCGCCTCGTTATCGACATGCCCACTGCGCGGGCAGCAGTCGATGATGCGCTCCGGTCGATGGAAAAGAACGAAGATTACAAATCGCTGGTGATGGAGGCGTTCGACCGGTTCGGGGTCGAAGACAGGCGCGAGCTTATCGAGCGGAAAACTGAATCTCATTTCAAAGCAAAACAAAGGCTTTGACCTCACCCGAGCGCATCCACGCGGTGCGCTCCAGCAAGTTCAACACCGGGAGAGACCCGGACAACAGAGTGGAGAATGACGATGGTGAACATGAAAACAGCCAAGTGCCCGACATGCGGCGGGATGGTTCTCAAGCTGGCAGGCAAGGCCGGAGCGCTTTGCCACGATCAGTGCTCAAACTGCCGGGATAACGAAAACGAGGCCGCTTACGAGCGCCAGCAAGCATCGCTCATGGAAAGCGGCGGCCCTGACGACAGCGCTTATAGGCGCGACATGATCGCAGCAGGTCGCGGGCACCTTATTCGCTAACCCCTGCTCTCCCCCGGCCTCGTCTGGATGGCGAGGCCCATCAAGAACAGACAATGGAGAATGGAAATGAAGATCAAACGCACTTCGATGCTTTCGGGCAAGGAACGCACGATGGACCTGCCTGTCACTGACGAACAGTTCGCGAAGTTTGAAGCTGGCGCGCTCATTCAGGACGCGTTCCCGAACCTTACCGACAGCCAGCGTGAATTCATCCTCACCGGATCAACGGATGACGAATGGGACGAAGCGTTTGGCGATGAAGATGAGGACGATTTCGAGCCTATCGACGGCGACATTCCCGCCTTCTAGCGCCCAGCAAGAACAGCCGAAAGGACTGAATGATGACTGAGAGAGTGAAGCAGACCCTATCAGGAAAGATGATCCGGTTCGTTGAAGCAACATTCGCGCCGATCAATGCCGAAAAAGGTATGAGCGAACTAGGCGACGATCACGAGTTAACCCTCACTGTCGGTCAACTCCGCGAGTTTTACGAATTGGCGAAAGCTGAGCCGATCTTGCATACCGAACTTAAGCAGCAACGCGCTTGGGTCGCTCACTGGATTGAGGACGTGCGCGCAGGTCTAAAGCCAACGCCAGAAAGCCTTGAGGCGCGGCTTGTTTCTGTCAACGACGCCCTCTCCAAAGCCACCGGAGCGGGCAAATGACCGCCGCCACCCGCATCAAGGCCCATGCTGTTGATTTCCACTGAGAAGTGACCCGGTTTTGGGGGGTATTTTCACTGAGAACTGACCCATGTTTGAACGCTATCCTGCTCGTTTTGGGCGGGAGTTTATGGAGTGTTGGACATGGCGTTTTTGAGCGTTATCCGGCGCTGGCATTTCCGAGACGGCCTATCGATCCGGGAGATTGCACGGCGCACGGGTTTGTCCCGGAATACCATCCGCAAATACCTCAGGGCTGAGGCTGTCGAGCCGAAGTTTCGTGTTCCCGATCGACCGAGCAAGATCGATCTTTTCGCCGAGAAGCTTTCCGCTTGGCTGCGGTCTGAGAGCCGCAAGCCGCGCAAACAGAAGCGCACCATCAAGCAGATCCACGCTGATCTCGTGGCTTTGGGCTTCGATGGCTCTTACGGCCGTGTGGCAGCCTTTGCCCGCCGTTGGAAAGAGGAGCGCCTGCGCGAACAGAACACGACCGGAAGGGGCGTGTTCGTTCCTCTGGCCTTTGATCCCGGAGAGGCCTTCCAGTTCGACTGGAGCGAGGACTGGGCGCAGATTGGAGGGGAGCGCATCAAGCTTCAGGTGGCCCACACCAAGCTCTGCTACAGCCGAGCCTTTGTCGTGAGAGCCTATGTGCTCCAGACCCACGAGATGCTGTTTGATGCCCATAACCAGGCCTTCAAGGCTTTTGGTGGCGTTCCGCGTCGGGGGATCTACGACAATATGCGAAGTGCGGTCGACAAGGTCGGGCGCGGCAAGGTGCGTCAGGTCAATGCCCGGTTCTCGGCCATGGCTAGCCACTTTCTGTTCGAGCCCGAGTTCTGCAATCCCGCAGCCGGCTGGGAAAAGGGAATGGTGGAAAAGAACGTGCAGGATGTTCGTCACCGGCTCTTCCAACCCCTGCCGCGTGCAAACTCGCTCAATGAGTTGAACCTCTGGCTCGAGCAGCGCTGCGTGGCCCTATGGGAAGAGATGGCTCATGGCACCGAACCGGGAACGGTTGCCGATGCATGGAGGGTTGAAGCCCAATATCTGATGGCCGTGCCGCGGGCCTTCGATGGGTTTGTTGAGCACACCAAGCGCGTCTCGCCCACCTGCCTGGTTCACCTCGAGCGCGTGCGCTATAGCGTACCCGCCTCGTTTGCCAACAGACCCGTCAGCGTCAGGGTCTATCCAGACCGCATCGTTGTTGTCGCCGAAGGGCAAATTGTTTGCGAGCACACGCGGATCATCGAGCGGCATCATGGGGCCGGGCAAACTGTTTATGATTGGCGTCATTACCTGGCCGTGATCCAGCGCAAGCCCGGTGCATTGCGCAATGGTGCACCCTTTGCCGAACTGCCGGCAGCGTTCCGTCACCTCCAGACCCATCTTTTGGGCAAACCCGGTGGTGATCGGGAGATGGTCGAGATTCTGGCCCTCGTTCTTCATCATGATGAACAGGCAGTGCTCGCAGCTGTCGAGATGGCGCTCGACGCCGGGGTGCCCACAAAGACCCATATTCTCAATCTGCTGCACAGGCTCATCGATGCCAAACCGGGAACCGTTCCTCCGGTCCAGGCGCCGCAGGCGCTTGCCCTGAGCAAGGAGCCGCAGGCCAATGTCGAACGCTACGACACCCTTCGCACTGATCGGGAGGTGCGCCATGCGTCATGATCCGGCAAGTGCAGCTCTGGTCATCATGCTCAAGAGCCTTAAAATGGCAGGCATGGCTCAGGCGGTCAGTGAACTCACCGAGCAGGGTTCTCCAGCCTTTGAGGCGGCTGTGCCCATCCTCTCGCAATTGCTCAAGGCTGAGATGGCCGAACGCGAGACGAAGTCGATCGCCTATCAGCTCAAGGTCGCCCGCTTTCCCACCTATAAGGATCTCTCGGGCTTTGAGTTTACCAGCAGCGAGGTCAATGAAGCTCTGGTGCGTCAGCTCCATATCGGCGCCTTCATCGAGAAAGCCGACAACGTCGTCCTCCTGGGTGGTCCGGGAACAGGCAAGACCCACATCGCAACGGCCCTGGGCATTCAAGCCATCGAGCATCATCGCAAACGGGTGCGCTTCTTCTCAACCGTTGAGCTGGTCAATGCGCTCGAACAGGAAAAAGCCCAGGGCAAGGCCGGTCAGATCGCCAACAGGCTCATTCATTCCGACCTGGTCATTCTCGATGAGCTCGGATACCTGCCGTTCAGCGCGTCTGGAGGCGCCTTGCTCTTCCATCTGCTCTCAAGGCTTTACGAGCGCACCAGCGTCATCATCACCACCAATCTGAGCTTTGCCGAATGGGCCAGCGTGTTCGGGGATCCCAAAATGACAACGGCATTGCTCGACAGGCTCACCCATCATTGCCACATCCTCGAAACCGGCAATGACAGCTTCCGGTTCAAAAACAGCTCGGCGAAAACCGACAAAACCAAAAAGGAGAAAACACCGAACTTGACCACGTGACCGAACCCAAATCATATCAATGAAGCGGGTCAATTCTCGGTGAAAAAACCGGGTCACTTCTCAATGGAAATCAACAG